ATAAGATCAAAAGCATCGGCTATTGATACCAGCAACCCTACAGGCTTATGCTGGACGTGTGGTGACTATGTTGGTCATGCCCGGAGATGGTGTGATGCAGATTGTCGGGATAACGTAAATGAAACCTAGACTAAAAAAGATAGGGCGACTTTGGGTATGTTACACAGAGTGGGAAGATACGGTAACTTGTACAGGTAAGTCACCAGAACAAGCGTATTATAGGTGGTTAACCAAGAACCAATTGAAATTAGAAGAAAGCCGCTGAGTAAGCGGCTTTTTAATTATTTGCTTAAAAACAATTCTGCTTCAGCGTTGCGTCGTCGTGTAAGACCAGCAAGCGGTTTACCCCCTGCTTTATCCCATCGTAAAAACTGTTGTGCAATTTCAGATTTAGGATCACCGGCTTTGAGCATTTTAACAAGTGTTGAACTGGCTAAATTACCTGCTCCGATATTGTAAGTAAGCGATACCAGCGCATCAAATTCATTTTGAGTTAAATCAACCTTAATGGCGTTTACTGCGTGTTCATATGACGTTAATGTTTTAGATAATAGTAGTAACGCAGCTTCTTCATTTGCTAAAGTCTGACCTTTTTTAACCGCGCTTCCATCAGAATATCGCGTTGATCCGACACCAATCGTCCATACACCCGCAGGGCATATATAAGCAGTCAGTTTACAACCTTCAAATTCTTTAATTAATTTTAAACCACGTTCGCCTGTTTTCATTTTTTACTCCGCAATAATAAAATAGTGCTAATTTTTTGTGTTAATCGAATCATATCGTTATCAAGTACGCGAATTTGGTCGATAAGTTCAACAAGCACAACATAGGCTTCTTCAAGGATTGGCTTGACGATTGTTGTTGCCCAAACCCAAACGAAATAGACAATATAACCCATGCCACCAGCCGCAACGATGGGAAATCCATAATCATTGATATATTTAGCAATGCTAGTCGTGTCCATTAGTCTTTGCGCTCAACTGGTTGAAGTTTTGGCTTGTCTTTTTCTTGCGGTATTTCGAGCGCATCAGCCATTAAAGCATCAATCTTGATAATATCATTACTCATCGCTGTAACGCGCGTGTCGAGTTGTTTAATGATGCTAATTAAACCGTTTATGCGCTCTTGAACACTATCAAGCAAAAACTTTACAGTGAGAAAGACAAAATACAAACCAATGCAGGCTGATGCAATCGGGAATCCAACGTCAGTTGCAAACTGCAACATCTCCATTATTTAGTTGTCCACCAAGTGAGGAATGAAAATAATGCGCCCACAGCAAACACCACGCCACCAATAAAGCCTTTGTACCTAGACTGTTCTTCTTTCATTTCATCAATGGATTTGATTATTGCGTCTAATTTTTTAGACTGATCGTGAATATCAGATTTTAAATTAGCAATTTCATTTTCCGCTTTAGCAAGGCGGCAGGCTTCGTTAGGCATGGCTTACACCGCTACCGAGCCAGACATATCATCTTGTAATGCTACCCAGTTATAAGATTTTTCTAGGAATGACGCGCCTTGTTGTGCTTCAACTTCGCTTAATGGTGCATAATATCTGCGAAAGTCAATGTCTTTAGTATCATCGTTTTCTGGTTTTGTTGCGTAGCCTACCACGTCAATCATTACTGAAAACTTTGCTTCACGTTGACGACTAATAGACGATGTAACGATACGAAAATAAGCTCCCGCAAAAGGGATGTCGAAGTTGCTTGTGTTTAAATCAATTTGAATTGCCATTGTTATTTTCCTATGCGTATGTGACTTCAGAAGTTTCAATTTTTGCTACTGTTCTAATGTTAGTAGCCGCTGCGCCTGTAAAAGTAATTGCTAATCCCCCGTTTGTTGTATCTGCTGATAACGCAAGTGTCCACGCTGGTGCGTTTGAAATCGCTGTTACTGTAGATGCTACTAAGGTAGTGCTTGCTGCGTTAGCTTCCCGTCTAATCAACCCTTCTACTTTCCAAGCCGCTGATTCTGTACCACCTGCTGCTTGTCTACGCGATACTATTAAACCAGTAAAAGCATAAGCTGAGTTGTTTGGGAGGATTACTTGGTTTGTTGTATTTGCAGTGCTACCATCGGATGTTAATAGTGCAGGTGTAGCATTTGTTGTTTGTTTTTGAGATATTAAGATACCTAGTTGTGATAACCAACCCGATGTACTAGCAGTGCCTATAGCTACTTTACCTATTACAGCTACAGTAGTCCCGACACCACCTATAGCGATTCCGTAGTTTTGGTTAATAACATGGCTATACCCGCCAGCGGAAAAAGAGTAATTCCCAGAAAGGGTTTTATCATAACCAAACGCTACTGAATAAGTACCAGAAGCAGTAACCAGTCTACCCATTGCGATTGACCAGCTACCGCTTGCTAAACATTGACTACCAATAGCAACACTATCATCCCCTTTTGCCCCATAACTGCTTGTATTATTCGCAATAGCCGCAGCAAAACTGTCTACACCTGATGCGTAAGAATTACCGATCGCAATAGCATTATTTCCTGTAGTAGCTACAGGTCGCGTTGCGGTGCTAAGATAGTTTTCAGCATACCCACGCATCGTCTTTTTATATGACGTTTCCCAATTTGTACCATTACAAACAATGTCTGTACCTTCACCTTGACGAAGAATAAGTGTGGTTACACCATCAATTGTTTCAGCGGCATTTGGATCAATTGTAATTGCTCCTGTGCCAGTATTCCAAATAGTACAAGTAAACCCAGAACCTAGTGTTGCAGCGGCTGTTAAGCTGACAGTGAATGTACCGCTAGTGCAGTTGATAATTGCGCCTAAGTCACCTGCTACGACTGTGTATGCGCCAGTTTTGTTTGAGATGGTTTTTGTAGCAGCCACAGGTGTAGACCATGTAGGCGCAGCATCACCAGCAGAAGTTAAAACTTGACCTGCTGTGCCGGCAGCGAGCATAGCGGTTGTATCAGACGCTGATTGATATGGAATTGCACCTGTGCTACCAGATGCTAAGTTGGCAATAGTTTGACCAGCCGCAAACGTAATCGCACCCGTCATCGTACCGCCAGACAGCGCTAAGTATCCAGCCGCAGGCAAGTAAGAAGTTATCCATGCGCTACCACTATAAACGCGCATTTCGCTACTTGTCGTATTCCAATATAGCGCACCAGTAAGCAAAGCATTGCCGTCATTATCTACCGTTGGGTTACTTGATTTTGCACCTAAATAACGATCATCAAATGAGTCATAACTTGCGGCTGCGGCTGTTGCACTACTTGCAGCATTGGTAGCTGAAGTTGATGCGTTAGATGCCTGTGTAGTTGCCGTTGAAGCAGAAGTCGATGCGTTAGTTGCTTGAGTTGTTGCGATACCCGCTTGTGTTGTTGCAGTTGATGCACTACCTGATGCCGCTGTCGCACTACTTGCCGCATTGGTAGCTGAGGTGGATGCGTTAGATGCTTGTGTCGTTGCTGTTGATGCTGAAGTCGATGCGTTAGATGCAGATGTCGCAGCGTTAGTAGCAGATGTACCTGCCGCAGTTGCTTGCGTACTTGCAGTTGACGCACTATTAGCCGCATTAGTTGCCTGTGTGCTTGCTGTTGATGCTGAAGTCGATGCGTTAGTTGCTTGAGTGGTCGCAATACCAGCCTGTGTTGTAGCAATACCTGCTTGAGTAGTCGCAGTTGTGGCTGATGTTGATGCGCCCGATGCACTTGTCGCTGCGTTAGTAGCGCTTGTCGCTGCCGCAGTTTGACTAGCAGTACAGCTTGCTACACTTGCCGTCATAGAGGATGCACTTGTCGCTGCGTTAGTGGCAGAAGTTGATGCGCTTGATGCTGATGTGCTTGCTGACGATGCACTGCTTGCGGCATTAGTTGCTTGAGTAGATGCCGTCGATGCACTTGCCGCTGCGGCTGTTGCCGATACCCCTGCATCGTGAGCGTAAATAGCCGAGTTTGGTGTTAAGTGAAAGAAACCTGTTGAAGTGCTGTAGCGAACCTCAATTATCCCTCCAGCGCTAATATCCCCTGCTTGAATTGCTTCACTATCGGTAAGTCTAATGGACTTTGCGCCAAGACTATTTAAATTGATAGTGGCACTGCCCGTATTGTCATTAAGAGGTCTGAATACGACTTGTAGACCATCGGTGTAACTTGTTATGGAACTGTCTAGTGCTACCACATAGGCATTCGCTGTACCGGTGTCTACAGCGAAATTGACTGTACCACGTTGAAGTTTGGTTTCACTTGGAAGCAATCCAAATGCAATTGCGGTAGCCGCCTTAACAGCGTTAACGTCTGAGGATTTTGCTAGAGTAATCTGAGCAATATCAGCCGGTGGGTTAAAGGTACTCATCTTTTGTCCTTACGTCATCTCGACGT